CCACTCATCGAGATTCCCCGCTTCCCAGATAGGGTAGAAATGTAAGCCGATTGCGTTAGAGCTTGGGACAATGGCTCCTGAGATGATGTTGTTTCCATATAATAATGAGCCGCTAACTGGCTCTCTGATTCCGTCGATATCAACTGGAGGGGCTGCAATAAATGCAATAATAAAACATGTTGTTGCCGCAAGAAGGCAAGGGATCATCAAAACACCGAACCAACCGAGATATATACGATTGTTAGTGCTAGTTACCCACTCACAAAATGCTTGCCAGTTGCTTTGCTTTTGTAAAGTAGTTGCTGTCATTTAGAAAATACCGGGTATTAATTGTCCAGTTGTTATGTATGCTCCGAGAGCTGCAACGAAGCCAATCATGGCTAGTTGTCCATTTGTTCTCTCTGCTGTTTCAAAATAAAATTCAGATTCTGCGACTCTTGCTTTTGTTTCGTTCGCGTATATGTTATCGGTCATTACTGTATAAATAAAAAGACGTGAGGCGATGATGAAAGTTCAGGTCGCCTCGTCTAATTACTTCTTTTTACCACCTTTCTTTTTAGTAGGTCTTCCAGGTTTAGAGTATGTGCCGGGTCCGTATGGTGACATAATTTTTTTAAGGTTTAAATTCTTTGCCTATCCCTTTCTGTGGATTCTTACCAGGATAAGGTGGTTTTTTCTTAGAGGATTTTTTAATTCCACATCCTTCATTAAAAGCGGCTTCAACGCTTGTGCTTCCTTTTGCCATAGTTAAAAATCAATGTTAGATCGTTCTAGTTTTGCTTGTATAGATTGTCTATATGCTGGGTCATCATGATATCTATCATCTTCCATAGCTTTAATAAGTTCAGCTTGGCTATTAAATACATCGTTAGAAGCTTTAGGTGGTTTACCTGTAATTAATTCACCATCTCTACCTGACGCATCTTGATATTTTAATGCTAAAGCTTGTACAGCAAAGTAAGCCGCTAAAGGATCACCCTTAGACATGACTGCATCGTAAAGTTTTACTTCTTGTTCAGGCAGGTTATTACCCGCCCAATCTACAAGGTTGCTGTACTGTTCTTCACCGCCTACTAAGTTTTCTATTTGTTGTATATCAGAATCTGAAAATTCTCTTGGACCTGCATTTTCAAAAGTGTTTCGTTGCTGCATTGCCATCTTTGCAACTTCCACAGGGTCCATTTTTTGTAGCTGTTCAAAAGTTTCTTGAGTTAAACCTTCTCTTTCATCCCATAGTTGGTCAAGAATGTTTTCTTTAGGTTCAGGCTTATCTTCTTCTACCTCAACTTCTTCCTCTACTTCTTCGGCCTCTTCTACTTCTTCTGATTTATCACCTATTTTACTTTCTAATTCTTTGTAGGCTTTTTCTAATTCCTCTGCGTTTTTATATTTACCTGCTAGTAGCTGACTTTCATTCTCTTCCATTTGCTCCCCTATTTCTAGGGATTCTTTTTCATCTTCAGATAAATTATCCTCAGTCGTTGCGGTTTCTACGTCAGCTTTATATGTGTAAGTTTGTTCTTCGCTCATAGTTGTTCAGGTGGTGGTGTATTTTGAGTACTTTGTGGTGCAATCTCTTCAGCTAATGCAGGGTTCTTAGATGGGTCCATTATTGGAGTTTTTAACATTGCAGTTTGTTGTTCTGCCTGTTGTGCCTGCATTGCCATTTGCTGGGCTTGTTGCTCTTGGCCTTGTATCTCTTGCATTGATCTCACAAGATTTAGAGTTTCAATACCCTGAGCTGCAGCTAGACGTTTAACTACTTCCTCTGGATTAATAAATTTTTGTACTGCCTCTGGACCCATTGTATTGGCTACAATAGTTAAAAATTGTCCTAAGCTTTCAGCATCTTGATTTCTACCTAATGCATTGATACCAGCCACTAAAGTAGGTTTAACTATATTTTTAGGAAGCCTTGGGATCTTTCCTTGTTTCTGGAATTGATTTAAATATCTGTTTAGATATGGCAGTAAGAATGATGTAGTAAGTAATTGGAATATACCTGCGAGTTGGCGTTCAAGAGCTGTCTGAGTCATTCTCACTTCCTCGGCGGTAGTGCGTTCTGAATCTCTAACAGCATCTGCAAGAAACGCTTCGTTTAATCTCTTCTCTATTACTTGCGTCATCTCAAACGCTGTTTTAAAATCTGCAGTCTTACCTACTGTTATAACTCCAACGTCATCAGGACGTGAACTAATGATTGCCCCATTTGGTGCATTACTTAGCGTGCTTGGTTTCGTGGTAGAACTAGGCGATAAAGTAAATACGACTTTTGCAGCCGCCGCACTTCCTTCAACTAATGCTTGTGACAAACCTTCAAGAGATTTAAGGTCGCCAATAAACTGTCCACACCTGCCTCTACCGTAATTTTCTCCTTCTACTGAATTCCACGTCAACGGCAACCAAGGTGTTAAATCAATAGGAGCTTTGCCTCTAGATTTTTCTAATATTTTACCGTGTACTTCTTGATGCCAAACAAATCTATTGTTATCTCTTTTGACGTAAGTATAGATATCACATTCCTCTACATCAGATACCGATTTATCTACAACTGAATCATATTGATTTAAAATTTCAGGTGGTAATTGATCTTCAATTAATTTTTTAGCAATTGTTTCTTTCGTGATTATTTCGATCACATTTCCGCTACCGTCTTTTTCTACAACGTAACGATTAAGCGGGTATAACTTCAGACCATCTTTACTCATAAAAATTAAAACATTACCACCTACAATTAAATGTAGTAATGCTTCATGTATGACAACACGATCATTAGACGCTGAAATAGCCTCTGTAATTGTGCGTTCAATTTTTGCAAAAGATAAGTCTAGTTCCGATTTAACTTGTGGTCCAAATTCCTGACCAAGTTGACTTTCATCTACCTGTAATTTAAAGAAGCTAGTTTGCACTGGTAGCATTGCTAGCATTAATTTACTAGCAAGGGTGGTACACAGTTTAGCTCCAACAGCTTGGTAAGGGGTAGGCAAATTCCTCATCCCTTTTTGGAATTGGTCTTTTGTAATTAAATACGGAAGTGTTAATTCTGCCGCTTGTTCTGCTTCGCTTAGAAACTGGGTACGTTCTCCTGATAAATAATCATACCTAGTTTTTGCTGTCATTTTTTATTTTTGATTTAATGAACTTGTCGATAAAGATGAGCTGCCACCTGAACTATTTAAACTTTTAAATGCGTTCATAAAACCCATCATATTTTGATATGGATTAGCTGCAGCTACTCCGCCTGGAGCCATGCCACCGTATCCCATATTTGGGTAGGAGTAACGACTACTACCAAAACCTGCCATCATTTCAATAAATTCTTTGAACTGATCAAATTTGTCAGGCTGTTTTCCTTGCTTTGTATCCCACCATGAGTTGAGATCATCTACTGTTAGACCTGATGACGCAGGTTGTTGTTCAGGTTGTGATGGGCTGGACGCATCACTTCCTGTAGAAGCAATGCCTTTCTTCTCATCACTACCATAGATACTGGCAGCTAACCACTCCTTCCAATCTCTATCTCCTTGTTGTCCTTTACTAACAGCATCTACCCAGTAGTCAGCAGTGTTAGAAGGGTCGTTATTAAACTTAGGGTCTCTGTTAAAAGCACCTTGGTATAAACCTCCTAAGTAATCTTTAACAGCACTATCTGATGGACCAGTACTTACTCCTGTTGACCCCACGTCTAAAGTCTGAGATGCTCCACTTGTGTCGTAGAAACTTCTAGGCTCGTTAGATTTAGTTGCTGTTAGTGGATTTGACGAACCAACAGTAATAGACTTAGATGCTCCACCTGTGTCGTAGAAACTTCTAGGTTTGGTCTGTTGTGGACCTGTTATCGTAAGCCTATCTTTCTTAAGCCTATCTTTATCAGCAGCAAACTTTATAGATGATAAAGCTGCTGGTGTCATTGTAAGTAAAGCCATCTACACTTCCTCACTGATACGAGTTTTTATCCACTCAACAACTGAGCGTTGACCAGATTTATACATAATTGATTCCATTTTTTCATTTGGGCTTGGGTTGATTGGTGGATATATTTCCTCAAGTTCAGAGAGGATTTGTTCAAAGGATGGTCCTATTACTGGCTCAAGAATATTGGGGGAGATTGACATTACTGTGTTCAAAAAATGCTATTGCTCTTGCTCTTTTTGTATCGTTAAGCTCTGGGGCTTTGCCCTCATACATCAATCGATCTGAGGTATCGGTCCAAAAATTTTTGCTCAAATATTTATCGCCGTAAGTATTTTTACTTAGTGGCTCCATAATCCAGTGGATAGTGGCTTTGCGGAGCTTGTCGAGAGATGGGCTAGGGTTAAGATCTAATTCTTTACAAACCAATGTATTACATGATACGTGAACCTGTTCATCACGAGAGATATCCATAGATATGCTCCTTAATCCACCGTCACCATTAAATCTAAAATATGGCAGTAGAACGAAAAATATCGCTCTTTCTGCCACTAATGCTTTTACTATTTCATGGTCTGGATGTGCCATCCATGCATCTCTAATTCTTTTTGCTTCAGCCTCTGCTTTCGGGTCTACACCATGAGCATCCGTAGCAAAACCTAAAGCTTTATCATGGTTAAATTCATCTCTTACATTCGATTCAAGGAGACGTATGGCAGATGAGGGAACCTCTTTACCAAGTGTCTCAGTAATCCATTCACCCACAGGTAGCTCCATGTGCCTAGCTGCGAGACAACGGTAGAGGGCTTCTTCGCTTCCTTCTTTAAGTTTTCCAGCGTCTGGTTTAACTGGGGTCCATTTTCTCTTTCTATTGAGTAATTTTTCATATGGGTTTTTCATTCTTGACATTCACAAGCTATTGGGTCACTGTCTGGTTTGTCAGACAAAATGCCCTGCAAATATTCATCGACGTCTAGATCCCCTAATGCTGCGTGTACATCGGTCTTGTCTTGTGTCGTACTCATTACTTGCAACGCATAGTACATACTGGTTTGCGGAGACCGAAGCCACTCATTTATAAATTCTTCGTCGTATGTGACCATATCTGACCACGTATTAAACGAATATCCATGATGAAGTCCTGTGGATATTAAGAGGTTCATAAAATTATCGGCTACTTTTTTATAAGCATCCCATCCTACCTCTTCTGCTATTTCAACTGGGCCATAATCGTAACTCTGAACACCGTGAATAGAACTATCTCTATCCACATATCTGCTGATAGGTGGTGCTATTTCAGGTGTTGCTGTATAGCCTTCTTTTGTTTTACTTCTATAACTACAGCTAGCGGTAGGAGCTATGCAAAAAGCTCTTTCCATGCCGTAGTACTTAGCGACCTCAGCCGCTTCTTTAATTCCTTCATATAATTCGCCTGCAATAATCCCACCAACACCTTTTCTAGTGTTGTTGTGTAGAACATCATGTAATGCGTCTCCAAATTCTGCATAAGAAACACTGTGTTGGCCAAGTAAATTAGCTAGTCCAAGGAATCCAAATCCGACTTGGCGATCCGTGGCTGGCATTTCATATTGGCCTGACCGTCCAACACCAGTTTTAGAATGAAGTTCGCACAAGTCTCGCATACCCTCACGGATAGATCCACGTATTTCCCCGATTTCGCACGCTCCCATGTTGCAATGCTGCAACAAGCATGTGCATCGACTGCGTAGAAAGATTTCCAGGCAGACGTTATTTCTGATCCTTTCTCCATTTTTGTCATATCTTATTTTGGCAAGCCAAATGTCTCCAGCTTTAATGCCTTCGATGATGGCGGTTTTAGTTTTTCCACTTGCTGCGTCCCAACTTTCTTGATCAAGGTTGACGCACCTTTTGACCCAAGGGAGTTCAGATCTAGGAGTTTGCACGAACTCAAGAATATCGTCACAAAAAATATCAAGGCAAAGCGTAATCGCACCATTGGGATATTTTCCCCCTCTTCTAAGTACTTCATTTAATACAGAATAGATTTTTCCAAATGAGACGGGACCAGATGCGGTAAGCCCTTTGCCGTTCTCATGTCCTCTTGGACGCAAATTAGATAGGTGTACTGCGACGCCTGCTCCATGGCGAAGGCCATATGATGTAAAGATCCAAGAGTTTTGAATTGAGTCTCCACTTTCTTCAATGCTATCGTCTACGGTTATTTGTGTGCAACTGACGGGTAGGCGTTGTTCAGGATCATCAATCCAATTCTGAACCCTGCCAGTTCTGGCTATGGTGTGTGCGTATTTTTGATTCATTTATACTAAATCGTCTAAGTGTGGTGGTTTATAGTTTTTACCTTTTAATACTTTTCCATCCTCTCTATATTTAGGATGACCATTTTCGAGTTTAGACATATTGCTTTCATGTACTCGTCGGTATGATTCATCTAAGTCCCAACCCATATTTGCAGCGTATTGATAACAAACATATACGAGGTCAGATAACTCTTTTAAAGCTTCTTCATGTAGTGCAAGGCTTTCACGAAATAACATGCCTTCCGCTTCTAAGAATTCTTTAAATTCTTCAACGATCAAATTCCTCTGTAAGGTACGGGTCTTCAACGTCTTTGTATTTTTCACTCCGAACGCATTCCTGAACTCGTTTGCTTGTTCTAAATTCGACTTCATTTTTTAGGTAGTGGATTGCTTTTTCTAAATCGTCAATATCGTCATATTTGTGATCAGCACGGCAAACGTATTTAATAACATTACCGAGATGAAAGTTAAGTCCCTGATCTCTTATAAAGTCCCAGACTTGGATGCTTCCCCTTTTGTAGTACTTAGGGCCACTAAGATTTGAGGTGGTTTGGGCCATTTGTCGATTAAATTAGTAATTGAGTTTGAAAGTACAAAATTTTGCTCTTGTAATGCCATGAATACGGTGCAAATATCTTCTCTACTTGTTGCTGGGTTTTCTATTGCGTCCTTAATCTGCCTCAACTTCAAGTCTTGCTCCATCGTCAAAGCTGTAATTGGGGGTGGGGGTCCATAAGATGGGTTCTTTTTTTTGGAAGTCATAATCGTCTTTTGTAAGAATTTTTGCTAGTCGAGCGTTCATCAAAGCTACATCTTCAGATAGTCCTTTTTCTGCGTATGCATCAACTACTGTTTTCCATGTATAACCCTTTTCCTCAAACAACTTAATAGCTTTTTTTATGCCAATACCAGGAATTCCGCTATAGCCATCGGTTGCGTCTCCGCTAGTGAGCTGTATTGCATGCCATCTACGGGCAAATTGTGGTGTGATGACTGTGACATCTTCAAAGTTATATAAATTTCCAGGTATTTGTTTCATATCTTTATCAGGTGAAACAATTACATTTCCTGGGTTTTGCGTACTATACAAACCAATAGCATCATCAGCTTCAAGTTTAGGTATTCGTACTACATCAAATTCCTCAGCTAATTTATTTATAACTCTTCGATATCCGCACGGTTTCTTTTTTTGTCGGTTGCCTTTGTAGCTGCTTTCTATATCTTTTCTAAAATTTTGACTATCACTGAAAAATAAAATTAAGTTACCAAATGCACCAAATTTTAAGGCAATTTTTTCTAGCTCTCTTCTTACCATTCCATAGGCTTCAGAAAATCTAGAAGTAACAACTATAATGTCGTCGCCAAAATCAATCTCGCTTTCACATCCAGCACAACATTTATATACTACAAAATCACAGTCTACAAGAATCTTCATTTCCAGAAACCCTCCCAACCTTTAGGCTCTTGTCCTTTTATCCATCGAATTTCTCTTGTGATTGGGTGAATGTAAACGTGTGCAGATCCACGCTTTTTAGCTCCCGTTGTTTTCCAATATCCATCTTGCTCTCTCATTTGCTTAACATCGCATTTGATAATCTTGCCTTTCCACTCCAGTACTAAATCTGTAGCACCAGTTCTATATATGTTTTTGAATACTTCCGCACCTTTTTCAGATGCCTTTAATGCGACTTGGTATTCCCAATAGTCTCCTAATCTTGCGTCGTCATCAATGAACGTCGGCCCAAGTGGACCCACTCTTTGCGTCGGCTTCGATTTTAACTCGCAACTTATAGTATTCTCCAGCTCTAAGGGCTGAGTTTTCAAGGGTGAACTTAAGGTCATTTATATCGTTTTGTTTGCACTCGTATTGAATTTCGTCGTGGATAAAAGCTAATTGGTGAGCACAAATACCAAGAGCTTTTATTGTGTTATATGTAATTAAAAGCCACCGTTTCGCCAAGCAAGCACAGGAACCTTGGATAATAAAGTTCAATGCTTTGTGGGGGCTTTCTACTTGAAGTGTTCGACCATCAATAGTTTTGATCGAACCTCCAGATGCCCGCTTCGATACAGCCTGTAATAGCTCATCCAATCCAGGGGTTGCTTTGACAAATGCTTCTCTAATTTCTTTTCCTTTTTTTGATGCATTATCCTCACTTAGTAATGGGTCATAGCTCCAACCTATTCTTTTATTCGATCCTCCATACATCCAACAGTACGTGATTGTTTTTATTTGTTTACGTGACACGCCGATTGCATCAGCGTTGACTTGATGAATGTCTCCTGTAAGTAGAATTTTTGCGTAACGACCTCCATCATAACGAGCCAAGAGATGTGAGAAATAACGCAATTCAACACCACAAAGGTCAGCCCCGACCATATAATAATTCGGGGATGCACGGAAGAGTTTTCTAAAATTTTCATCGGAATTTACCTGGGCAAGGTTGGGTGTACGGTGATGGCATCGATGTGTAGCTGTACCAACTGCACAATGATGATGGATACGATTAGATGTCGTAACAAGTTTGTTGTAGGCGTTGACGCCTTCTGATAGACTCCCTAACTGTTTTTTTAGGGTCAAGCATCGGACAAGTATCATCGCAATATCCGTCCCAATTTCCTTCAACACTTTCTCGTCTATTACAGGTTTCCCAGTCGCTGTTCTCAGCGTCGGTTCCCATCCGTAATGTGTTTGCATTATCCATGCTATGTGATCTCTACTCGTAATATTGAATTCTTTGAGACGTGTAAACGTACACCCCTCTACATATCCTTGTGTTTTATTATTTCTTCTAGGAGTAAAAGTTGATCCGTACACGAAAGGGTGTTTCCTTCGAAGTATCCGATAATTTTCTTCCAGTTCGGTTCTGATACTTTCCTCAAGTTCCCGTGAAGATTTCGCATCAAAATACCATCCATGTTCCTCCTGTTCTTGTAATATCAGTGCTACCTTGTGCTCCATTTGGACCCATTCAGGTAGCTTTGGAAGTGATCGCATAATTTAGTTGTGACTCTTACATCTTGTTCGCAATAGGTTTCCATCTCTTGTGACCACTCAGACCAATCTGTAGTTTCACCAAACTCTCCTTTATACTCTCCTAATCTGTAGCCGTATGCTTTTAAACTGTGGCGTCCGTATTGACTAAGTGGCATGTTAGGCCATTTATGATTTTGGTCAATTTCTAATAAATTAGGATGGTATAAACGTGATAATAGTAATGTGTCTACTATTTCAGCCCTAGTAGAGAAGAATGGATAAAGCTTTCGTATAGCTGGTAAATCAAAATGGATACCGTTATGGGCGATAATAGTATCAGCAACAGAGAGTTTAGATAATCCCTCAGTAATTGAATACTTGTTATTTTTCTCGTCATTGAAAGTTTCAATTTCATTTAACTCCGAGTTGTAAATTGCGATGCAATGTATTCTTGATAAATCTTGTAAAAGACCATTGGTTTCAATGTCGAATACGAGTGTTATCTTTCCAGACATATGTTTTGTCTACAAATTTAGCTTTTTCAATCTGTAGTTTGGTAGGTGGGTTAGGTTTATGTAATTCTGGACTAAACATTTTCACTAGATCATAAGTAGAATATACCATTAGAAATCTGTTGATGGGTTAAACTCTGATTCATTATCTACTTCCTTAAATTTACATGTCTCATTATTGTAGCTAAGCATAGAAGCTACACCGACTAAACCACTGTATCTGTTTTTCAATACTCTTAAAGTTGTATTACCTCCATCGTCTCTTTTTTGACTATCAGATTCGAGGGTTATTACTGAATCGCTTATTTGCGAAACGCTGTGAGATCCTCTAAGAGATGCCAAGCTAACCCGACCTCCCTCCTCTGCACTTTTAGAATCACTGCCACCTCTTCTTAAATGTGAGACAAGAAAAAGAGTTATTCCAGTTCGTTCAACAAGTGAACGTAAATCGGTCATCACTTGATCTATAAGCCGACGTTCATCTTTTACTTCTTTTAAACCAGAAATTAATATCGACAGGTGATCTAAGAATATGATCTTGCAGTCAAGACCAGTAGCTAAATACTCAATACGGTTATAAATTAAATCGCATTGGAAAGAACCAAAACCATCAAAGAGGTAGAGATTCCAATTAGCAATTGTTTTGTTATACGCTTCTTCAAGCTCTTCTTTTTCATACTCTTTTAAATGAAATGGTTTGCCTAAAGAGGCAGACATCAAGCCGAGGGCTGTCCGTCTATTTGATTCTTCAAGACCCAGGAAACCAACCCGTTCTCCTTTATCAAGAAGGTAGCTTGCAAGTTGCCTGACAAATGTTGTTTTGCCTCCCCCTGTGGGGCCAGTAATTGTGAGAAGCTCTGAATGCCTGATCCCTCCCAACTTTTCGTTAAGTCCATTGAATTCATATTTATAAAGACAGGGTTGATTTGGAGTAGTGACTAAATCAAATAAATTTTTTCCATCAACAATTCCATCAGGTCGGTAAGTTTCAGCGTCCCAGATTGCTTTTCTTATGGCTTGCGTGTTGTTTGCCTGTAGTGCATCACTGGCATCCTTGTAATTATCAAGCCGAGCAATTTTTACCTTTCCAGGTGGAAGGATGCTGCAAACTTCCTCAGTTGCTTTTCTCCCTGCGTCGTCATTGTCGAAAAATAAGATGACTTCCTCATATCCCTGCAAAAAAGGTATCTGTTTTTTAACATCCTTCTTTGCTGAGGCTGCCCCGTGAGGCAGCGAGCAAATGGGCCAAGAGCCGAAAGCAGCTCTTATACTGGCTGCATCTAATTCGCCTTCAGATAAAATAAATCTTTTACCTGTAGATGGAAATTTATGTTGACCGAAAAACGTGTCTGTTGGTTCTCCTTCGTAAAAGAAATCCTTCGACTTAGTTTTTACTTTAAAGCCTTTTAATATTCCATCTATAGTATAATAAGGAAACCTTAAAGTTTCACCATCTCTATAAATTTTATAGAATTCGTTTGTTTCTTCATCTATATTTCGTTTAGATAATCTTTGAGCAGAACCTTTAAATGAAACACTAGAAGTCATTTGATGCTTGTGATAATTATCGTCAGTAGTTGTTATGTTTTGACAAACAAAACAGTAGGTATGACCGTCGCTGTATAAACTATTGCCATCACTTGATCCGCATTGAGAACAGGCAAGATGCCTGATAAACTCACTTTCCATTACGTTAGCCAACTAATAGGAATATCAGTAAATTGACAATGTTTTATATTATGTTTGTCGCACCACATGGCATAAGTTGTTTTTGATTTTTTGCTGATACGATTGTTTTCGTTTTGAAATACCATGCGGATATCAACCTGTGGATTTTGCTCAATTATGTTTTTAGTTTTGCGGCGATCTGCTGCTGACCAATAACCTTTTGTTTCTAAAAAAATACCGTTTGCTAAATGAAAATCTGGTAGGTAGAAATGTTGTATTTGATATGGGATTCTGTGATCTTCATATTCATACTTAACGCCCAGATTACATAACAAATCTGATACTCTTTCTTCTAATCTTGACCTGAACATTAGAAGTCATCGTCAATAGAAGAAGGTGAACCAGTTCCAACTAATTCAACATTTGGATCTTGTGATTTATACCCTTGACATTTACCAAATAATTCCGCGACTTCCGCTTCATCTAAATCACCAGAATCAATACCAGCTTTTGATTCAATGCTTACTACTTGTATCCCAGCAATTTTTAATGACGTGCCAAATGTCTGACCATCTTTTAAAACGTAGGGTCTTTGTGTAAATCCTATTTTTACCTTTGATCCTTCGTATAAAGGTGTCGCTTTATCTCGAATAATTACTCCCTCTGAGTCTACAATAGGCGGTTCATTGCCTTCTTTCCAACTAAACTTAATTGCATATTTACCTGGACGGTTTGGCTCTTCTTCCCATGGCTCAGGTTTTGCTACTGATCTCTTTGGTGATGCGACTTTTGAAAGGCACCACTTAACACAGTCTTCGCGTTCTTCTTCTAGACGATCAATAATATCTTGATCTACTATTGCTCTTAATGTATAACCAAACTTGCCAGGTTTCATGACAGCTTGAAAGCCTTCTAATGTAACTGGTGATGGTGTTGTGTGTATTGTTCTAGACATTTAATTGGGTGAATAAATTAGTAATTAACAAAAAAAGTATTTAGATTTAATAACATCTTTTACGTTAAAATCTCCTATAATTGGTGGTGGTGTTTCTGCGTTTATTTGTTTAGCAAAATCGTTTAATACATCATTAGATGTAAAAATTTCTGCGTAAGTTTCCCTTACGTTTTTAGCTAGTTGTTCCATATCTGTTGCTCTACAGAGAACAGAATCATGTATCAAAGCTATTGGTTTATCTCCCCATCTTTTTATCAATAAATGTAAAATAGAGGAGTCTAGACTGTGGATAAAATTAGGACAAGTTGCGTTCTTATGGTGTGCAACATCGACTTGATTTGTATCTCCTGTTGCGACTCTGAGCTGACAACGGCCTAACAGTTGTAGGTCCATTGTTATAAATTTCTTTTTCATCAACCGTTGCGTCACAACAAAACCAGATGGAGTAGTCCATCGCAGCTCTGTTGCTCCGCGTTTAAATGCTTTACCAACTTCAAGATCAATCCATTTTAAAACTTGCAAAGGTCCAGGCAAAACCTCATTCATTGCTTTGGTCATTGCCTTTGTACATTGCGATAATTCCTCTTTGGAAATCTCAATGCCTTTTTCTTTAAAGGCTTGTTTGATGTAGGCTTTTCGGCTCCACTCTTTTGCTGCATAGCAGATTGTCATGACAGGTCTTTTGACAATTTTTCTATCCCAGTTAGGTTTTAATCTTTCTGGTATGTCATTACGAGCTGCATCTGCTACGGCTTTATACGCATCCTGTGGTTTATCGCTTGGAATAACATTGACCATCTTGGCGGCTAAATGGTCTTTGCTGATAGTGGATAAAATTTGTATCCCAGAACAGGTGGCATCAATACCACAAGGTATGGATGTTGTTTTTCTATCTTTTTTTATACAGCATCTGTAGTATTCCTCTGCCAAAGCAAGGAAACACCATGGTTCTTCGGCTGCCTCCCACATCGTTAAATTACGAATTGGATCTGTGGCAACGTCTGTGATGTAACCCTCGTGACTATCAACCCAATCGATGCGTTCTTCCATCGTTGATTTGTCTAGCCCATACGCTGTAGCAAGAGATATTTTTAACCATTTCTCACCATTACTGTCCAAGTGCACAGGTTGGCTAAACTTTAAAAGGCTTTTGCCAAAATCAGAATCTTGAGGATGCAGCAGGGATGGAATGCTGTATGCACGTCCTCTGTAATCTAGATTCCAACACAGAAAAAACTCTGGGTTAACCTGTCCATTTGCGTAACTAAACCGCTTAATCATCTCTAAAATCTGCCGAGTTCGGCATGATCTACGGAAGACGTGGTTTTGTTCGTTTAGTGCTTTTGCTGTATCAATGCAATATCTTTTCTTAGCTATTTCATTGGTCGCAATATCGTAAGGTTTGTTGGGTAGAACCACTTCATAAGCGGGAACAAACTTACCAACAACACGCCCAAGCTTTTCTAATTCTTGGGCTGTTTCGCAAGTAAACGAGTTAAGGACAAATCCTGTTTTTTGAATTGTGTTTACAAAGTCATAAACAGTCTTTCCCTGTATAGGGAAGGGTGCTGCTCCATTTCTGACAAATTTATGTGATCTTTTGACTTCATTTAGCAAATAACCTCCATCATCTGTGGGCGTCCAATCGTTAGGTTCTACGAGCATTGGAAAGGCTAAAGGTGCATATAATTCTGCCTCTTTCATTACCTTGTCTTTTATGTCTAAAAACTCTGGAGTCGGTAACAAATTCAAATGAGTTCGTTTACCAACACGCACTGAGTTTTTCATAAACCAGCCGGAACATTGAGTGACGGTATCTAATAACCAAACACCCAATTTAATTTGAGTTTTTGTACCCCAAGATTGCCAAGGTTGAACCTTGCAGCGATTCATCATGGTACGAATTACAACAAATTTTTGGTGGGTTCCGATTGCATTATGCCAATACTTTTCTTTTAAGGATTTCATTAAACCAGGAGCACATTTTTGATAATGAATCATTTGTGCTTCTTGCTCGATAGCCTGACCTATGGCCTGGCAAATCCCTGTAATTCGATTGCTGTTTTGTTTGTAACTAAAAACGCGATCAAAGATAATTTTGCAAGCGATAGTTCCAGCCGCAATAGGTTCAACATCATTGAGATATTTGCGTATCTCTTTGAAACTGACTCCGTTGTAGCCTCTCTTAGCTCTTGCAGATGTTCTTTCTAAATGTTCAACAACGAGGGGCAAAAGTGTATCGATGCTTGTGACTCCGACAACAGAAGCGGAATAATATTCCTTTTCTTTTAATTTCCTGTCGTTGTTTTTTAAGTTAGTTTTACCAATCTTAATTGCAGCTTTCTCAAGATTAATTTCTGCCTCAACTAA